GGTGGTGAGGGTGGGGGAGGTGGTGCAGGAGCGTTAGGCCCAGAATAAAAATTTTCACCAGCTGAATTTGGTTGATTACCAAAAGAAGTTGGCCTATTCATAGCATCAAATCTTTCTTTTTCAGCTTCTTTTACAAAGCCACCGTATTGATATTTAGGCATCGCATTAACCATACCTCCGCCTTTAAAATTATAAAAACTAGTATCAAATCCAGAATCAGTAGTTGACCGGTTTAATAAATCTGGCAATTCTGGCCCAAGTAGCTGTGAAAAATCTAGTGGGTCAATAGTTTCCATCATTTGATTACTAATCATATCAACAGTTTCTGGCTCTATGGGTACGTTAGGCCTTACTGGAGTTGGCAATGGGTCGTAATTAGATGGTAAAAAATCTCTTAACTGGTCATCTGTTAAGTCTTCCAGTCCTTCAGTGCTTAAAAAAGGATTATCTGCCAATCCTTGCTGGGTAACTTTACTAGCGAACCTACCGCCGGGGTCAATACCATAATTTCTTGCTAAAAAATCTTTTGTTTCGCCTATACCGCCAGCAGATATAAAAGTTCCTAATCCGCTTCTTAGTCCTTGTGCTAATGCTCTCTCACCCATACTGCTTTTAAAATCGTCAACACTGCCTTGTAAATTTCTTCTGCTTTGTTGTGCATACTTTCCACCTTCTACTTTTGTACCTTGATAAGTGCTTTCTCCAGCAAGCCTGCCAAGGCCTCCGCCAACAGCCGAACCAATAGCAGCACCAACAGCAGTTCCAACTCCGGGTATAGGAATAAGGCTTCCTGCAATAGAACCAACTGTTCCTAGGATATTGCCAAGACTGCTTGCTCTACTCTGTCTTCTTTGTGCTCTCTCTGCGGCTTCATTTAATCTTCTTATCTCCCCAGCGTACTCTCTACCTCTACGTGAAGCAGCTACCCTACCACCAAGTTGATAATTAGTACGGTTACCCACCATACCACCGCCATATAATTCCATTAAACTGTTTGCCATATTACGACCTCGTAAACTCTAAAAAATACCATGCGCCAAGCTCTTTACGATACAATCGTAACTTGCCGTCACTTGTTTTAACTATTCTTTCTTCTCCATCGTTACCAGTATTACGTGCTGGTACACCTGTCTGGAGCTTTGTCTTAATACCTTTAGTATTATATAAAAATCTTTTCTCTCTGTCAATAGCCATTATGTAATCCTTTTGTAGATAGGACGATACTCCACACCTACGTTATTGACTTTCTGTATACTATCACCATCTAGGTCAAGCTGTACTTGAAACGAAGACGCTAAAAGAGGTGGACTAAATGTAACTCTATTTACATCTAAATCGTTATTAGTATCTGACAGAGTACCACCGTTAGCTACGGCTTGTTTAGTACCGCTATCGTTTGTGTAAAAATACTTTAGACCATTAGAGTTATCGTTATCGCTTGCATACTCTACAGTTACACCGTATATCTTCTTTACTACATTAGGCAATCCATAATCATCGTCTTTAAGTTTGATGTCAAACGTAGTGCCTGCGTCCGGCTCGCCATCGTAAGATATTATTTCATTAGTGCTAACTGCCATTGTCATTTTATTAAATATGTCCGTAATTGGATTACTTTTTACATTGTCCGCAACCAAGTCTTCAACAAATGTAAATGACTTTGTAATAAAGCTATATATGTATGCGTCCCCGTTGTCACTTGATTCATCGTTAGCGTCTCTAATTATTACAAGATGCTTGTGAGTAGGTTCGTACCCTATCATAGTATCAGAGTTAACAAAAGATTCCCACTCAGATTCTATAATCTTTGTTTGTAAGTTTGTAATCCTACTACCATCATAGATATACAAACCATTTTTATTTACCCAACAAACTCCAAATGGTGTCTTGGTCGTAGCTGCATGAAACTCTACACCCATGTTTTGATGTGAACTCTCTAAGAACCATTGAGTATCAGCACCTCCACCTATATTTATTATGTATAATGTTCTATTTTTGTAAGCGAGAATCCTGTCTGCATACGCCTCTAGCTTTACAAACTCTTCACCATCATTAACACCAATATCTATAAAGTTAGTTGGTATGAATGTATCAAATTTATTTATTTCACTATACCTTAATCTATCGGGTTGATGCACTAAACTTCCGGTAAAATCATCCACTTTTACATTTGCAATAAACTTTCTTCTATTGCTTATAGCACTTGTCTTATATCCACCGCCTACATCTCCTACATGATTGTATTGAACAGAAGATGAATAACCATTTAGTGTTTCAAAAGTATCTACATTGTTAGCTGCTAAGTTTATGGTGCAAGTAATCGTCTCTGGGTCATCAGTATGAGCTAAGGCCCAGCCTGTAAATCCACCCTCTAAGCTAGAACGACACCCTTTAGAAAGGTCAATGTCTGCAATCAACTCATACTCACCTTTTACTGTAGAATCTCTCATGTACAACCTGCCGCCACTTATTCTGCTATTGTAAGGATGGGTAGCTATAATTTTAATTTGTATGTATTTACTAGCCGCTATATCAATAGTTCCCTTCATTTCAGATGGTAGAGATTCTTGCCTATCGTCATAAATAAATGTTTGTGCAAACTCAAATGTACCAGCGGTCATTGTTCCGCTACCCGGCTGTGTAACTTCTATGTTAAAACCATGACCGGGGTCAGGAGCAACTAAGTAATTGTTAGAACCTGCACTGGTACTAACAGCAGAGCTTAAAGTTAGCACTCCGCTACTATTAGCGCTGGTAATAGGGTGCTCTGTTTCGTCTTCTAAATTAACAAGTATAAACCCACCCGTATCTAACGCTGCTTCGTGTGCAGACCCTATCCCTGCACCGGGATTAGCATCAACAGTAGAGGAGCTGCTTAGTGTGCCACTCTGAGTAATAGGGCCTGTCATAACCAAACCTCCATTTGTAGGAAATCCAGCCATTGTAGATTCTACAACAAAATTTTGTTCAAAAGGCCTGTACAGTCCAGAGTCTGTTGCTACATAATCTGATATTGTTTGTGCGCTTCCAGACACTTCTAGCTGGGTTCCTGCACTACCAAACCATAGTTTGCGTTTTACAAATTGAAAAGACTTTACAGAATTTGTAGAACCAAAAGCGGCATCTGCTATACGTACAACTCCATCCGCTATGTCGTAAATAATCTGTCCATTTGCCGTTCCGCTTACTACTGTCAATGCTCCCATATCTAACTGAGTGCTACCCGCTAAGTACGTAGTGCTAAAAGAACCACATTGGACAAAGGGAACGTCTGTTTCTTCAGATATGTCTATTTTTGTAGATGAGCTTGGGTCGGCAAGAAACGTCATAACCGTAGGTCTATTGTTGTTACTTAAATCAAAGTCCATAACCGCTTGGAACAAACCGTAACCAGCTTGTTGTGCACCACCAAGACTAGGGTCAGTATAATTAGTATCGTTATCAATAGCCTTGCCACTAGACTTTACCATACCAAACTCATCTATAATAACATTATTAGCTTGCGCTAATTCATTGTCAGCAATAGAACGCGCATTGGTTTTAGTGTTCAATCCGCCATCAAAACGTGTATATGTCTTAAACTGCTTAGGCATTATTCCTTAATCTCAAAGTGTACCAAGTCATCAAAGCGATTGTCTTTGGTCTGAGTGTCCATGTCCCAGTCGCCGCCCCATCTTATCTTTAATCCCATCTGACTTGCAATACCAAGTACATAACCACCAAAGTAGTGAAACCTATCTCTATCTGTCCAGTCTACCGGATACGGCGCAACATCCACAGCAATACTCGGATTTTTATTATGCTTACCGTTAGGGTACTTAACTTTACTATTTCCCTTACGGTACGCCTCGTTCTGTCTTTCTTCGCCGCGATGGCCTTCGATAATCGTACAATCATAATGCTTGACCACTTCTTCAAATAGTTT